TGGACATTTATGTCCATGTGGAGGTTTCAAACATTTTATCAACAGTAACAATCTGTTACTTGAGTCTTTCATAGATACTTTTTATAGGTATTAATTCGAACTTTTTAAACACAACCATGTCTTTTTAGGGTTCCCCCCTAATTAGTTATTTGTGTTTCTTAAGTTTTATCGGATTGATTGCTATTCTAAGTGTTTTATAGTCATGTTGTAACCCAACCTCTGAACTGCTATTTAATACTCTTTTAATAGATTGCAAAATTCTGTTTTTAAAAATATTGAGACCTGTCCCAGTCTTTTTTCTATTCTGTATTTCATCCACCAATGATGAATCGTCGTACAGTCTTATCTCTTAGTTTTAGACTCCCGTCTAGGTTAAAAAGAAATTATAGAGAAGTTTCCAGAACTAATCTTCTTTGTAGTTGCCATTCTTTTTATACTAGGTTGACCCCTAGTTTTCCATACGTAACCAAACGTAGAAAAATTCCTACCGAACCTTGGTAGGTTGTTCAAATCTTAAAAAAGATTTGTTTCACACTTTACACTCTTTCATGTTAAATAATCGAAATCACTGTTTAGGTGTGTTAGAATAACTCCTTGTATTGTCAAGGAATACTATTCCACATCGTAATAATATATTATCGATCTTTTATTTTGATTCAGTAAATTCACGCAAATTTTAGTTAGCCGTGTGTTTAGTGTTATTCATTTCCCAGTATTTGACGCGAGTACATGAAGCGATTTTACGCTGTATTCATACTGTTCCCCTGAGAAGGAACGAATCAGTAATTTCGTGTATAATGCTCCTTTGTGAGCATGGCGAAGAGCCAGTTACACAGTATTAGGTTGCGACCATTATGCAAATGATGGCCGTTTAGGTGAGTGACCTCGAATATGCATCCCACGCGGGAAAAGCATATACATTTCAAACAACAACTCACAACCATGACCCTGGGTAGTGTCATGGTAAGATACCTTTACCTTCTAACTCAATTAATAATAACCAAACAAATTTTGTACCACAAAGCGAGGCTTTTAACTCTAAAGCTGCCGCTCAATCTCAGTACCAACGAAGCGCCGCTTCTGCCAAACTCGAAAAGGCAAAACAAGCGCAGCGCGATAAAAACAAAAAGGAAGCAAAGAATTATTCCAAGAAGAAGTCCAAACCTTCTAATTAATCTTCGAATCGTTCCAAACGCAGCCCTTTATATGTTCATCAATCGTTGTTGGAAAAGATTTATCCAAAGGGCATTCTTGACCAAGCGAAAAACACGCTAGTCAGTATGCAAGTCGAAGAAAACATTTCAGATGTTTTCAACATGCTAGAGAATCTAGGATTACTAGCATTTTTACTCCCCAAATGCAACTCTAAAGCAGAAGTTGCAGCCCAACTTGCTCTTGGTCTAAAAACCATGAGAAAAGGTTCTATCATTGAATCAGTCCTTAGTCAGGCTCCCACACTCGCGTGGTTGAAGACGACTTTTGGCTATAATATTTTCGAACCCCAAGCTGGAGAAGCCGACAAACAAGATTGGCTTTCGTTTTTGCCTGATTTACGTGAAAATTGGGCGACCGTGCGTTCTGCACCTTGTTTTGAGAAAATCTCTAATCTTATTTCATTAGCCGCTTCTATTGGCTTATGTAGTGTGACGAGTTTATCTTGGAACGTCAAAGGCGTTGAACTTTTCAGAGCTGGTAGTGTCCGCAAACACGCTACTGCTATTGATTTCATGGGCGCCATGCTCGATACAGTCATCACTTTCATTGAAGGTGGATATGAATGTTTCAAGCAAGGTTCTCTGGCACCTCTCTTATTCACGACCGATGCTGGTCGAGAATTTGATGATATCTATTTCACTCTTGTAGAATTACATGAGCATGCTATGGTTTTTAACCTGTGTGCAAATCCTATTACTTACAAGGGTGTTTATCGTCCCATTAATGATCTAGAATATGGATCTATGCTCGAAGAGGCTATTGAAATGGCCGAGAATGCTTATCGTTCTGCAAAAGGAACCTGGCAATCTGGTGTTTTAGAAAAACGTCTCACCACTTTACGAGTTAATCGTGCGGCTTACTCGGCTAAACGAATTGATGGAACTCTCCGATATTCCCCTTTCACTGCATATGTTTTCGGTGATACGGGAGTAGGTAAGTCTACTGTCGCACAATTGTTGATGTCTGACTGTTTGAGTATTGCGGGTGCAGACCCGAATCCCAAGCACACAGCAATTATCAAGGAATCTGACAAATTTGACTCCACCTTAAAAGGAGATACTCAAGGAATTTATTTTGACGATATGGGCAATACTAAAGCCGAATTTCTTGACAAATCACCAGTAGAACGTATGATTGATATTAACAACAATATGATCACTTATGCGAATAAAGCCGACCTTCATGAAAAAGGAAAAGTTGAAATTCGCCCTTGCGTTTTTATGGTGACTAGTAATGCTCCTCTAGCTAATCATGCTCGACTTGGATCCATCAACCCTGGTTCCATAGTACGTCGTGCTGATCTTCATCTTCAAGTGAAGCCCAAGCCTGAATACAGACTTCCTGATGGAAGATTGGATTCCTTCAAGGCTATGGCTGATTTTCCTGAAGAAGATTTTGAAACTGATGTTTGGGAAATCTACGCTCATCTACCTGATATGCGTAATAAGGTTACCCTTACAGCTCCTGCTAGTGGAAAATTGCAGGATGATAAGCCCCTCAATATTCATGAAACATTGAAATTGGCCACTACTATGTGTAAAAAACATTTCGACAATCAACGTCGTATTGTAGCCAAGTCGGGCAAAATGCATTCTTCTCGTCAATACTGCACCACTTGCTTATTAGCTCACACGCTATGCCAGTGCGTAGTACCTGAGCCTGAAGTATATGTACCAGAAGAAGCACCTATGGGTGTTGAAGAGAATTCTATCTCTTCATTGGATTATTCCATTTCTACTGGCGATCTAGACAATGATTCCGATTGGGAATGTTATGATCGTAGTGACATTGCTAAGGCTTTTGACCAACAAGCTATGCCTCAAATATCATTCGAATCCATCCGAGAGCAATTTACCAAATTCACTCCAACAATGAACGCAATTTCTGTTCGACTACCATCACGTGTAGTAGAGAGTCCTGTGATCCAGAAACTTTACATGTTTTATCATGCTAGAGAATTTTTGGAACTTGAACGGGAATCTCGTAAGAATATGATTACGATGTTTATGTTTATGTGTCTAACTGGTTTGCCTTTTGGATGTCTCTCCCTCTCCTTGATTGTCTTTGCATTTCTTATGTGCGCTTTAATTCATTATAGTGTACTTACGAAGTGGAAGAGTGATATGTGTGACAGACTCGCCTCACAGCGGGATATAACGCATGATCTTTTTGCTTCTATTCGAAAGTGCAAGGCAGTTCAATTCTTTTCCATCTGTGTTGTTGCAAAAATTCTGTATTCCTTAGTCATTACGATGAGGACAGTTCATGAGCAACAGACAGTTCTCGCACCCGAGACTGTTGAAGAGATTGAAAAACGAGACAAAGAAGTAAATCCTTGGGCGAATGCAGTTGCTGCCTCCCTTCACGTGACTCCTAAAAATGCTACTATGACAGAAGCACAGGTGGTTTCGCGTGTGACTAACAATTTATTTCACGCCAAATTCGTTGAAAATGGCTTTCAACAATCTTGCGATATCCTAGCTGTAGGAGGTACTATGTATCTAATGCCGCTACATATTTTTGAAAATCGTAAAGATATGAAAGTTCTCGTCACCAAAGGAGATCCTTCCAACCTGAACTCTACTTTCAGGGGCTTCGTTAGTGTCAAATCCATGATTCCAATTCCTGGAAAAGATGCTTGTTTAGTCTCTATTGAGTCAGGCGGACCCTATAAGAACATTGTGGATTTGTTTCCTAATGAATGTACTGCATCAGGTTCCGCTCATTTGATCTATCGTGATCAGACAGGAGAAGTGAGGGATGATTTAGTTCGTGCTAACTATATCAGAAATTCTGAATCTGGAGGACCTGGATACCAATATAATGCACCTTATAATACCTTTACTGGTATGTGCATGGCTACGTTAGTGGGCTCATTTGCTCGCCCAACTATTATTGGCATTCATTTACGTGGAGTCACTGGAAATTCTAGTGGTAAAGCGTTGCACATTACGCGTCTTGAATTGAACGAAGCTATTCATAACGCTCACAAAGAATGGAAGGGTACTTTCCCTTGCCATGTGAACGGTGACTTCCCAGTTACCAAATATGATAAGCAAGTTGTCATCAATCAAGATGTACATCCCAAATCACCTCTTAACTTTCTTCCTCCTGGAAGTAATGTTGAGTATGTGGGACAAAACAACCAACGTGCTACTCATACTAAGAGTTCTGTTATTCCTACCCCTATTTCTGATATTGTTGAAGAAGTAACTGGAGTATCAAATGATTTCGGACCACCGAAATTTCACTCTTGGAAAATGTGGCAAGAATCTTTAACGCACTCTGCCAATCCAAGTGCTGGTGTTGAACCATCGCTTGTTGATAGTGCTGTACAAGATTATTGCAATGGACTTACAGAAGTCCTTCTCCATGAAGATTTCAAGGATATGGTATTCAAAGAATTGAAGCCACTAAACGACATGCAGTCATTGTGTGGAGTTGATGGCAAGCGATTTATCGATGCTATTCCTAAAGGAACTTCTAAAGGCTTTCCTCTTTCTGGCCCTAAAAGCGATTGTATTCGCTTGCTAGATCCTGAGGACTATCCCGACCATATGTGTCCCGCTGAATGCGATGAAGAAATTATGGAAGAGTTTAGAAAAATGGAAAAGCTGCTCGCTAAAGGTGAGCGTTGCTATGCCATTTTCAAAGCCTGTGTTAAGGACGAGCCTACAAAGAAAGGCAAGGAGAAGGTACGTGTGTTTCAAGCATGCGAATTTGCTTTCCAATTGCTGATCCGTAAATACTTCCTTCCTATCGCTCGAATTATGTCAATATTTCCTTTGACTTCCGAGTGTGCTGTAGGAGTAAATGCTCAAGGTCCAGAATGGGATCAACTCGCTAAGCATATGTTGAAATTCGGTTCCGATCGAGTTTTTGCTGGAGATTACAGTAAGTATGATTTAAGGATGCCTGCATCGCTTATTCTTGCTGCTTTCAAATGCATGATTAACATTGCTGAAGAGTGTGGAGATTATGATGCCCCTGAATTATTCGTAATGAAGGGAATTGCCACAGAGATTGCGTTCGCGTGTGT